AACATATCTACATTATCTGTTTATGGATATGTACCAGATATGATAGAGCCACCAACTGCAATTATTGGTGTTATGGACGCTATTGATTATGACGCAAGTATGCAAAGAGGTGCAGATAAATATGAGATACCAATATACCTATATGTTAGTAGAGTAGACGCACAAGATAGTCAAGAAACATTAGACGGCTATTTAGCAAGTGCTGGTGCTACTTCTGTAAAGGCACAAGTAGAAAGTGATAGTTCATTGAACGGCGAGGCACAATCTGTTAGAGTAGTTAGTGCAAGTAATTATGGCGTTTATACAATCAACAACATAGATTATCTTGGTGTAGAATTTATAGTAGAGGTAATAGCATAATGTATGAAATACTAAATGGAATAACAATTAAAGATAAAAGATTTGAAACTGGTACTATAGTTGATAAAAAAGACATACCACAACAAAGTCTTAAATGGCTTTTAGAACAAAAGTTTATTATAAAAATTGATAAAAAATATCAAGAAAACAAAATGCAAGAGATTGCAAATGCTAAAGTAGAGGAAGAATAATTATGGCATTTAAACACGGTAAAAATACAAAAGTTTTTGTAAACGCAGTAGATTTTTCTACTTATTTTAATAATATAGATAGTTCTAGAACTGCTGATGTTGCTGAAAGCACCACTTTTGGTAACAGTAGTAAAACTTATATAGTTGGAAATAAAGACGGAACAATAAGTATATCTGGTTTTTTTGACGCAACTGCTGATACAACTTTACAACCACTTTTAGGTGGTGCTGATTGCGTAATAGCGTATGGTATAGACGGCTTAGACGCAACAGACGGAACAACATTTGGTAAAGGTAATATCATTAATTATGGCGTTAGTTCGCCTGTTGGAGATATAGTAGCTACTGCAATAGATTTTCAAGCTGATAGTGGCTTATACAACGGAACAGTTTTAGAAAATGCAACATATACCAGCACAACTTCTGGTACTGCTAGAGATAATACAGTAAGTACAGGAAACGGTGGTGGAGCTTTTCTAATAGTATCGGCAGCTAGTGGAACAACGCCTACATTAGACGCTAAAATAACTCATTCAGCTGATGATGTAACTTATGTGGATTTGGTAACATTTACACAAGCTACTTCTACAACTGCTGAAGTTAAAACAGTAGCTAAAGATACAACAGTAAACAGATACCTTAAAGCAGAACTTACAATAGGTGGAACTAGTCCTAGTTTTACTGCTATTATAGGTTTTGGTAGAAATAATTAATTATAGAGGAGAAAAGTAAATGGCATTTACACACGGTAAAGATAGCGTATTTAAACTTGATAATTCAGGTGGTACTCTTACCGACATATCTAGTTATGTAAATAATGTTGATTTTCCAGAAACAGCTGATGTTGCAGAAACAACAACACTTGGCGACGGAAGTAAAACTTATATTGTAGGTCTTAAAGACGCTACATTGTCAATTACTGGACTTTGGGATAGCACATTAGACGGAATATTAGGTGCAGTAGTTGGACAAGCAGCTACTTTATCTTTTGAATATTCGCCAGAAGGCACAACTGGTGGAAATATTAAATATACTGGAGAATGTATTTTAACAAGCTATGCACAATCAAGTCCTGTAGGAGATGTTGTAGGTTATTCAGCAGATTTTCAAGTAACTGGAGATGTTACTAGAGGCACACACTAATTTAGTTTAAAGGAACACTAACTATGGATATTTTAAATATAGATAATATTAAAAATTTGCCTGATGTTCCAGTTAAGGAAATAGAAATTCCTGAATGGAACGCAAAGGTTATAGTAAAAGGCTTAACTAAAAAAATGCAAATAGAGTTAGCTAGAATTTCACAAGCTGATGATAAAGACGCATTTGATTATCAAAAAGCATTACTTAAGGCAAGTCTAATTGAGCCAAAATTAGATGATGAAACCTTAGAAGTATTATATGATAAAGACGCTACTGTTATAGATAGAATTTTTATTGAAATAGCAAACTTAAATGGAATTGGAGGAGATACACAGACAGAAATGTCTGATGAATTTCAAGTCTAATCCAGATTTAGCTTTTCAATTTCGTTTGGCTCGTGATTTATCAATGACAGTAGCCGAACTTCGCACTACAATGTCATCATACGAATATTCACAATGGGTAACTTACTACCTATGGGAGCAAGAGGAACAGAATAAAGCAATAGCTTTAGCACAAGCAGAGGCGAAAAAAAGGAAAAGATAAATGGGTAAAGGTGCAGACTTAATAATAAGAATTGCTACGGCAGGAACTAAACTTGCACAATCACAATTAGCTGGTTTAGGACAACAGGGTAAATTATTAAGTGGAACAATGGCAACTTTGGCTAAGGTTGGTATTGGTGCATTTACAGTTGCATTAATAGGTGCAACAAAAGGTATTATTGCAAGTGTTCAAGCATTTGCAGAATTTGACGACCAATTAACACAATCGTTAGCAATTATGAAAACTACAGAATTGCAACAAGCGTCAATGGCTATGGCTGCAAGACAAGTAGCTACAGAAACCACAATATCAGCTACAGATAGCGCACAAGCATATTTCTATTTAGCGTCAGCAGGTTTAGACGCAGAACAATCTATAGCAGCATTACCACAGGTAGCAAAATTTGCACAAGCTGGTATGTTTGATATGGCTACTGCTACTGACTTAGCAACAGACGCACAATCTGCTTTAGGATTAACTGTAAAAAATGCAGAACAAAACTTAATTAACTTAACTAGAGTTACTGATGTTTTAGTTAAGGCAAATACATTAGCAAATGCTACTGTTCAACAATTTTCTGAGGCATTAACCACAAAAGCTGGTGCCGCCTTAAAAGTAGTTAATAAAGATATAGAAGAAGGTGTTGCAGTTTTGGCTGCCTTTGCAGATAGAGGTGTTAAAGGTGCTGAAGCTGGAGATAAATTAAACCAAGTATTAAGAGATATACCTAGAGCAACTGCTAAAAACTCAGCTGAGTTTAAAGCATTAGGTTTAGAAATGTTTGACGCTGAGGGCAATATGAAAAATGTTGCTGATATTATAGAGGAATTAGATAGAGTACTTGGTCCTATGTCTGATGAAATGAAAGCAGCTACATTAGACCAATTAGGCTTAAACAGAGGTGTTGCAGACGCAGTTAAGATATTAAGTGGTGCTACAGACCAAATAAGAAATTATGAAAATGAATTAAGAAACGCTGGTGGTACTACTGAAGAAGTAGCAGCTAAACAATTAGAAAGTTTTAAAGCACAAGTTCAAATATTAAGAAATCAAATAGAAAATCTAAAAATAACTGTTGGAGAGGATATGGTACCTGCTTTAACAGAATTTACTAAACAAACACAAATAACCATAGAACGATTACAAAACTTTAAAAATAGAATTAACGAGGTTAGTGATAGAGTAAAAATACTTGCCTCTGGTTTAGCATTAGCAGTAACTATGGCTTTTGGACCTGTAGGTATAGCAATCGCTGGTGTTACTTTAGGCTTAATTAAATTAGGACAATGGATTAAAAAAGGAAATGACGCTTACGCAGAGGCTACTACCAAAGCTAACCAACTTAATGACGCATATAAAAGACAACAATATTATTTAGGATTTACTGCTAAGAAAACTGAGGAAGTTGTCCAAGTTACTGGAAGTTTAGAAGATGTATTAGACGGAACTAACTATACAGTTGCAGAATTAAATAGATTATTAAAAGATAATAATATAACTTTAGACGATAACGCAAAAGAGGCTTTAAAAACTGCACAAGCCTATGAGGACGGCTTATTAGGTGGTTTGCAATCTGTATTATCTGCTATGGACAAACTAGAGGCTATGCAGGATAGGATAAATAATGCAGAAAAATCTAGAAATAAAGCAGTTCAAGACAAAATTAAAGCTGAGGAAAATCAACAACAAGCAGTTAATAACTTAGAAAAAGCACGAGCAGATTTAGCTAAAGTGCAAGGTTTAGGTGCAAAAGTTACTGCTGAAGAACAATTAGCTATTGAAAGACAAAAACAAGCTATAGCTGAATTAGAGGCACAAGAAGATAAATCTACTATCCAAAAACTAGAATTACAAGTTGCACAAGAAAAATTAGCTGAATTAATTGCAGAAAGTACTGCATTATCTAGAGAAGAAGAAATGGCTATTAAAGCCGTTGAACAAGCAGAAAAAGATTTAGTTCGTGCAGATGAACTAGTTTTAGAGGCTAAAAATAATGTTAGAGAGGCACAAGAAAAGCTAAATAAAGTTACTGAACAATCTGCTAGAAATGTTTTGGAACAAGCTATGGCTCAAGAGGAATTAACTAAAGCATTAGCAAGTTTTGGTGTTGGAACTAAAGGTTATGAGGACGCATTAAAGAAATTAGTATCTATTACAGGAATTGAGTTAGGTAAATTAAACACTATGTTTGATGAAACATTTAATAAGTCTATGAAAATTGGACTTGGTGCAGATACTTCTGGTGTTAAAAAAGATACTGGTGGTGGTATGGTATTTCCAGCGACTGGTGGTGCTGGTGGATTAAGTGCAGAAAAACGAGCTGATATTATGGGTAGAATTGGCGAAAACAATATAACCAATATTAATGTTACTACTGGTGCTACCTTAGGAACTACCACAGAAATAGAGGACGCAGTTTCAAGAGCTTTAACAGAGGCTAAAAGGCGTGGAATAACTGTTTTATAATGAGTATTGCATTTGATAACAATGTAACCTTAACAGTTGAAGTAGGTTTTAATAGCAATCCATTTGATAATTCTATTTCTTTTACTGATATATCTGCTTATGTAAGACAATTTGTAACCAAAAGAGGTAGGCAAAATGAATTAGGACAGTTTGTTGGTGGAACAGCAAGTTTACTATTATCCAATGCAGATAACAGATTTAATCCAAATAATACTTCTAGTCCTTATTATGATACTGTAGCTGGAATTACAAAAATTCAACCATATAAACCAATGCGAATATTAGCAGAATACAATAGTATAACTTATCCAGTATTTTATGGATTTTTGGATATGATACCAGTAAGCTATCCAGCAATTGGTGCAGACAGTACTGTTGTATTTAATTGTGTGGACGCTTTTAAGATTTTTAAATCACAAACATTAACATCTGCTGGTTGGCGTTTAGGTAGAGCAGGATTTTCTGAATTAGGAATATCTACTGTAATAGGTTATGAGGACGAACAAGAACTATCTAGCGAAAGAGTTGTTAGACTTTTAAATCAAATACAGTTTCCTACTGCTTTAAGAGATATACAAACTGGAACTAATCAGGTTATATCACAATCTACTAGTGGAGATGATATTTTAACTGCTATACAATCTTGTGAAAAAGCAGAAAACGCACAATTTTTTATAGGTAAAGACGGAAAAGCAGTATTTAGGAATAGAAACTATAGATTATCTAATACAAAAGCTATAGATGTTCAAGCAATATTTAGTAATGACGGAACTAATTTACCTTATACTGATGTAGTTACTAGCTTTGATACACACGAAGTTAGAAATGTTTATGAATGGACTAGAAGTGGTGGTAATTCACAATTCGTATCAGACGCTAATTCGGTACAAAGATATAGACCAATTGCAAGTACTGAAACAACTATAAATGTTTCTGACGCTGATGTATTATCTTTAATAGAACAGAAAATAGCTGAAACTGCTTTACCAATAGTTCGTATAGATAGTTTAAAAATTAATCCTAGACAAAATGTAAATATTTGGGAAAAAGCATTAGGATTAGAATTTGGAGATAGAATATCTGTTAAGATTGTAAATCCAGATACTTCAAGTTATACTGATGAATTATGGATAGAAAGTGTTAGCCATAGTGTTAATGCAAGTTCTCAACAATGGGATTTAACATATACACTAAGTCCAGCAAGTTCTAGTGGTTGGGTACTTGGACTAGCACAATTAGGAATTGGAACAAGATTTGCATATAGTTAGGAGAAATAAATAATGGCTGGAGCAGGTTTTAAAACTTGGGCAACAGGCGACTTAGTAAATGCGTCTGACTTTAATACATACATACAAGAACAAGTGGTTATGGTGTTTGCAGATAGTTCTGCTAGAGATAGTGCTATAACTAGTCCAACAGAGGGTATGTTTGCATTTTTAAAAGATACTGATACTTTAACTTATCACAATGGTTCTACTTGGGGCAGTTTTATTGGCGAGGGCGATATTACCGCAGTTAATGCAGGTTCAGGTATGTCTGGTGGTGGAAG